TAAGAACTGCAACACCTGCTTGACCAATTGATGGCCAAGGCTTTGCAATGCAAGCAGGAAAACTCCACAGGTGCGTCCCCGTTTAAGGACGATTTGAGGGTTCCGGGTCTTTCCCGGACGCTCGAAGTCTACATGGGCAAGCCAATGGCTGTCCGTGTAGGCACCAGACGTGGCGAAAGTCGCCATCATCTAGCACGACGGATTAAGGGGTACTACCCCGATCTGTCACCCGACGTCTGCGATAAGATCGCTTCGAAGGGTCTGCAGTCGCTGAAACGTGTCAGCAACTGCGTGGAAGCCATCAAGGATAACTTGATGACCTCTAGTCCGGATTTAATCAGAACGATTGCCGGATCAGCCGAATATAGGAAACTCCTACATTGGGCCTACTCGCTCGGTGCTCATCGCACCGATCGCGTTACCAAGGAATGGAAGCGATTCGCTGTCCTACTCCGTTGGCTGGCACTTCAGTCAGAGACTGAAGTACCAGAGCTCCCCAGGGATTTCCCTGGTTTCCATGGCACCTGGAAGGTGCCAGAGCTACCGCCATTTTGGCAGCGGCTCCTCCCGTGGTTGGTTCCAATCACGGTGCGGGGGGTGGAGACGAAGGCAGAAGCCACTCGTCTGTGCCATTTGATAACCAGCAGGAACTTCCCTGCTGGAGATCACCACACTAGAGAAGCGTCACTCGCGTTACACGCGAAGACACTATTTAGTGAGCCTGCGATCAGCCCTGTTCGCAGTAAAATACTGGAACGTCTTTCGTACTTTGTAGGAAAGATGGTAGGCGAACGCGCCCGTGAGCGAGGTTATACCTCGAACGGGCACTTGTCACTGACATCGAGTGCTTCACTCGATTCCAGTGTCCAAGTTGGCGGGAGAGCTCGCGAAGTTGGGGTAAAGTACCGCAACTGGGCAGCAACCCGGCCGGACCAAGACGTTTTAGAAACGACTTGGTTCAATCGATCTTACTGGAAAATTTCCGGAAGACCGATATGGCAGACTATGTGTAGGACTGTCCTACGCCATGAGCCCTCACACGAGGCCGGAGAGTCCGACGATCGTGTGAACTTGGATTTCGACAATTTTAAATTGTCGGACCCAATTTTTGGTCTTGATGAGACCACTGGATTTCAACTTCTCCAGTGGTCAATCGAGGAGGGACTTAGGCAAGGTGTCCTTGCTGGAAGTCCATTCGCAGATTCTGCGAATCCCTTACGCCTTCGTGGTGAGAAGCTCACCTCCGAAGGATTTATCGACAGGAGTCGTAGGGCGGCATTGCCGTCCATACGTCCTAGTGCGATTGGCGAACCCGGGGCAAAGTCCCGGGTTGTGACCGTCGGAGAAGACTGGGTTACCCTTCTTCTCCAACCTTGGTGTCATCACATAGTTTCTATGTTGAAGTACCATCCGAGTGCCACTTCTGGTTTGACCAGAGGGTGGCAGCTCTTCGAGTGGGTAAAACGATTAAATGATCGTACCCGCCCGCGTAACGTCCACTTTTTAAGTTCGGACCTTACGACTGCGACAGATTTCTGTACGCTTGAATACTCTCGAGCAATGCTCGAGGGATTTCACCGAGGTATCGGTCGGCAATCCGACCGATACTTCGCACTTTGCGCGCAGGTACTTACCTGCGGCCGAGTGTATGAGTGTAGTGACGAGGGAGAGCGAAAGCGCTTCTTCGATCGTCCTACGACCCGGGGCATCTTAATGGGTGACCCAGGTGCTAAGGCGGTCCTTACTCTGCACAACCTTTGTGCAGAGTATGAGGCCTTCCTCCGTTTAGAGCATAATATGCTTGACACGGATGACGAACCATTCTTTGAATGGCTTCGTCAGTCGGACGGGCCCTCCAGCAAAAGCTGGCGGCACTTCGTCTGCTCGGGGGATGACCATTTTGGTCAAGGTCCTCCTGAGTACCTTGCGAGAATTTCTCGCAACCACGGTTTAAACGGAATGTCCGTTTCCTGGTCTCAGAACTTTGTAAGTTCGAGAGGTGGTTTCTACTGTGAGGAGATGCTCCTCACGGCAGGGCTTCATGACCGACAGATCTGGGGCGGCGAAACGCCGCTCCGAGATCGGAAGTATGAAGATCAACCTCACATCGATGCGATGAAAGTAAGGTTGCTTTCCCCTTGTGCTAAAGAGCACGAGGGAAAAGATGAGCCAAACCCTGCCATTGGCAAGGCTCGCCAGATGCATGGCATGCTGGCCTGGCTCGGTGGAGGTTGGGAGATAACACTCCCAATCTTCTCAGCTAGGTGGAGCTACCGGATGAGGAATTTCCTCCCTCCAGGTATGCACGCCTACCTCCCAGTATCACTGGGAGGTCTCGAAGCTCCGGCGTACCATCTGACAATGTCAGAGGTACGCGATGGTCTCCGCCGCTTAGACGGAATCCATCAATGGGCCATCGAGCAAGTACTCGATGGGACCGCCTCTCCGCTTTTGCGGCGTGCCGTGGCAAGTTTTGCCACGGACGCCCGCGCGAGAGGAGTCTCCCAAGATCTGATCGAGGATCAGATCAAGGAGACACTCCAGATCATGGACCTTGTCCATGGAGTGGACGACAATGCTCTAAGAATCTTAGAGGGTGTCGAAGCGGACCAATGGAGGAATCTCCGTTGGCGCGACAAGGTGGCGATCGCAAAGCGTCGCCGCCTCATCACTGTGAACGACGCGATTGGAACAATCGGTCGTCCCTATCTCTTTCGGGATATGTTATATCCCGAAATGAGCGCTCGACACGGGATTGACCCGTATCGCACGGAGGCGTATGAAAACGTCCCGTGGCCTAAGAGGCTGGCGACGCACCTTCTTTCCATGAAGGGTGCGATTTCGTTCCCACAGTCGGATATAATCCGGCTGCGCGATACCACCATCCAGCAGATTGCTGAATGGTGTGTCCAGAATAAGGCACTGGACATTCCTCGGGAAGTATATTTCTTCCCTGAGGACGTTGTAGTTCACGAGGATCTCGCGACACTACGAACCCCCCTTTAGTTAACAACTATTAGGGAGCTCCCGCGCAACGTTCGTTGGAGGTTTACTAAGCCTTAGCCAGAGCAACCGGTTTCCATCTACTAGATGCACGCCGTTGC